GGCCAGCAAGAAGTTGTTGTCTTGGAACAACTCCTCAACGGTCTGCGGCGCGACGTGCGCGGTGTAAGCGCCCTTGATGTTCGGGACGTTCTGCGCACGCAGGCGCGTCACCGCTGACTGGAAGGTCGCCAAGGTCGCGAGGTCGCTGGCCGTGATGTTGTAGCCACTGGCGCGCGAGTTCGGGCGAATCTGGGGTGAACTCACGGACGAGATGACCGCTTGGCCGACAGTCGCCGAGATGGCGGTGCCGAGCGTCAGGGTGTTCGTCGCGAGGTCCACGCCCGTCACCGTGTTGGCAACGCCGCCGACAGTGATGTTGAGCGGGTTACTGCCCGAGACGGGCACCACAGTCGGGGTCGCTTGGCCCGTCAAACCTTCGGCGGGGTTCGAGCCCGTGGTCGAGAGGTTCGCCACGGCGTTCGTGAACCCGTTGGCGTTGTTGACGATGAGCGCCGTCGAGGTCGCCGAGGCGGTCGTCACCCACGTCTGACCCGTACCAACGGCGCCGTAGAGCGCCGACTGCGCGAGCAGGTTCTTGGTCTGGGCGGCGTTGATGGCGAGCACCTTGTTGTCCTCGAGGAACTTGCTCGCGAGCGCCATCGCGCTGAGGAGCATGTTCGTGTCGATGGAGTAACCGTACTGGTCCATCTTGACCTGGTACTGCTCAAACCCGTAGGTGCCCGTTGAGGCGTCCGAACCCGTGACCGGGTTGGGCTGAGGCGTCAGGAGACCGCTCTTGGTGTAGATGCCGGTCGAACCGACAGCACCAGCCCACGGCTTCTTGTCAGCCAAGGAATCGTAGAGGAACGCCGGGACCAGCGCGTCCTCGAAAGTGCGGTCAAGCAGACCGTTTTGCAGAATCTCCTGCAAGGAGGCGGGGACTACTTCGCGAAAGCCCATTGTTCAAGTTCCTTTACCTAGAGGCGTACCCCGTGCTTTGCGAGCTCTTTGTCGCGCAACTCGGGACTTGCATTTCTGAAATCGACTGGCCCCGACCCAGAACCCGACGCATCCGGTGGCGAAACCTTCGGGCCGAACCACTCAGGGCTCTCGGCCTTCAACTTCGTCACGGCTTCGTCAAGGCCACTGACTTCGGTGCCCTTCACGTCCAACTGCGACAGATCGACAAGACGCAACGCCGCCGCCGCGCGCTCGGGGTTGATGCCCGAGTCCCGCAACTTCAACTCCAAAGCCGTGCTGATTCGAGAGGTTCTGGCCTCGGACCTCACGGTCTCGGCCTCCACTCGCAACTTCTCGGCTTCTTCCTGCGCCTTCTGCAATTCCGTCTTTTGAGAGTCCTCAAGGTCTTTGGCGGCTTTCAACGACGCCTGCAACGCTTCACGACTCTCGACTCCGATTTCTTTCAGCAGTTCCTTCTCTGCGACTTCACGACCTGCCTTGCGAGAATCCCCCGCAACTCGGTCCATGTCCTCTTGAGTGAACTTGCCGTCCTTGGCCGCTTTGACTGCCTTCTCGAGCGCGACTTCCGCGTCCTTGTTGGCCTTCTCAACTGCCTTCGCTACGGCTGCTTCTAGTTCTTCGTCTGTTGGCACTTACAACTCCCCTGGTAAATAACCCGCCCAGTAGCGGTCACACGGAGACTAGAAAACCGTCAAAGTAGGGAAGGGGGCAATTACGCCGAGGGGATGGTCGGCGCGCCAGGGGTAGGCGGCCCACTGGTACAACGGCAGCGAGGATGCACGGCCCCCGGCAAGCCTATGATTGGCAAGCGGTCAGCGCGAAAGTTGCGTCCGTTGGCCCACTTGCACTCCGGCGTCGTTCGATTGTCGACGACTGCGCGCCAGCCGAGCATCGGAACGGACTCAACGACCTGCTCCTCGGTCCGGTCGCCGAGCAGCCTCGAGGTGACATCGACGAGCGCGGCGGCACGCAAGCGGCGTAGTTCGGCGGCGACGTGGCGCCCGAAGTAGCCGGCTTCGACCAACTCGGCGTGCGCTAGATCGCTCGCGGCCAGTAAACGGTCAGCGGCACCCCAGGTGTAGAGCGCGCGCCACGCAAAGGCTTGACGCTCCTCGATTCTCTGCATGGGCCCCGCGGCCCCAATCCCGAGGTCAGGCATCTTGATTTCCGACGAGACGAGGTCGGCCAGCCAGTTCGCGGTCCCAAAGGGCAGCCCCCAGACCTCGAGCGCAGTCCTGATGCCGATCATCAGTCCGTAGCCCGCTGCACCAGCAGCGAACAGCGCCGTCACCGCCGCGACGAGTTGCTTGTCCTTCTTGGTACGCGCTTTTTGCTGCGCGTTACCCTCAGACGGGGGTGGCGCCTGTGTCAACGCCGTTACCCGTCTGGTCGGTGTCAATGTCGTCGAGCATGGCTTTTAGTCGCGCGGGCAATGGCGTCCCCGCCGCGCCTGCGCCCTTGCCGACGAAGCCTTCGGCCTCGATGCGCGCGACTTCGGCGTCGACTTCGGTTTGGCTCCACGTCGGGTGGACCGTGTGAACGAGGGTCTCGGTGGACGCGGCGAGGGCCTGACGCAGGAAGTTGACCTCTTGGGCACCATCGAGCGAGTCGTCGGGTAGACCGTCGCCAAGTTGGATGGATGGGAGACGCTGCGCCACTTCACCGCCGCCGTCGTACATCGCGATCGCCACCGCGAGCGCCCAGCCCATGCCTTCGAGGGCCATGTGCTCTTTCTGGCTGCGGTTGAGCAGGGTACGAAGTTGGCTCAGTTTCATGGCGTATCCCGACACCGCTCGCTGTACGGACGCCGTTTGGCCCTCAATTCCCCAGGTCAAAGGGGCATAACCGGCGCAGGTGACGAGCAACTGCGTGAGGTGGTTGTTGTATTGGATGTGTTGGACGAGTTCGACCTTGGGGTCGACGGTCTTGATGCCCTGCATGGGGTCGGTGCCGAGCGACATCCTCATACGCGAGCCACCGACGATATGGAAGCCCTCGAGATCGAGTTTGCCAGTGGAGTCGAGCATTGAAGCGTCGACGAAAGTTTGGGGCTGGGACTTGCGCGCACGACCCAGGAGCAGCGATTCGGCTTCGTTCAGCGTGTCAAAGACACCGCCAAGACCGAGCAGGTCGGACTCAGCGCCAGGGATGTTCTCCCAAGGTATGAGTGTCGGCTTGTCAAGTCCGGTGAGTTGCTCTATCGGGAGGTCTTTGAACTCCTCGACGGCGCTGAGCGGCACCTGCTTGCCGAGTTCGTTGTCGTTCCCCTTGTAGAGGTTGCGTCGCACGACGCCGACCGTGTGCTCCTCGAAAAGTCGGAACGTCACCTTGTCGCCGGGGTCGGGCTTGCGGGTGATGATGACGGTGCCACCAGCGTAGAACGAACCGTGGCGAATGTCCCACAGGATGTTGTCCTCGGGCACCAGCGCCAGCAAAGGCACCTTTTGGTCGATGGCGGGGTCAACGATGATGCGAATGCCGACGCGCCCCTCGCGCGCGGCGCTGACCCCACCGCGCACGGCGAAGGCGCCGATGTCGTTGACCTGTTCGATTCGCTCGATGGCTTTTTGGTCGGCCGTCGAGGTGATGCGCGGGGTTGTCGAGAACAGCAGCGCGGCCGAGAATCGGCACAGTTCGCGCGGCCAGGGGACGGGCACATAGATTTCCACGCGCGAGTTGTTCGTAGCGATGTTCGGGTTCGCCTGAATCATCTCCCGGCGATCGTTGCGGTAACGACGGCGATATGTCTCGACGTCGACCCAGTGCTCACGAACCTCGCGCGGAGGCCAGGTCTCTTCGATCTCGAAGCTCTTGCGCAGACGGTCGAGGACACCCATCAACTCACCAATTCCTTCTCAAGAAAGCCACCTAGAACGTAGCCCTTGCTCGCATAAAAGGCGGTGCAAGCGTCGACGGTGTGGTCGTCCCCTTTGGCGGGCTTCTCGCCGGTCGGGTCGTAGTGGTACGCCTTCGAGTCAGCACGCAGCCCGCCGCACGACCTGGTCAGAATCTCGCGACCCTGCTCGAGGTAGTAACTGCGCACTTGGATACCGACCTTCTTGAAGGTGGCGAACGGCACTGGCTGAACGTAGGTGTCGAGCCCGTGGTTGTCGAACACGCGCGCGAGCGTCACGTTCTCCGAGGCGCCGGCGGCGTCGCAATAGATCGTTTTTACGTTGAAATCACGGCACATCTTGGCGATGGCTTCGCAGCGTTCGTTGAGTTCGATGCGCTCGTAGATTTTCTCTTCGACCCAGGCGATGCGTCCATCGGGCAGTTCCACGCAGACTTCGAGGGCCGTATTGAGCCAGCCCCAGTCGAGGCCCGCCTCGGCAGGGTACGCAGGCTCCTGTCTGACAATCTGGCCGGGGACGAACTTGAGGGTCGGGTTCGGAATCTGGAAGTCTTTGCCCGCTTCGTGGGCTTCGTCAATCTTCGCCGAGTCAAAGACGGCGCCCGAAAAGGCCATCGGCGAGGCTTCGTACTCTTGCTCAAAGACCTCGCGGGGAAGCATCCGTTTGGCTTCTTCGATTTCCTCGAGCGGGATAAAGGGATTGTCGCTGGTCTTGAATCGCCACGACGCCCACTGGTCGTTTTCCTCTTCGATGGCCCTGCGGAAATACTTGTAGAACCAGTTTTCGCCGCTGAACGTCGAGATCAGCAGTGCTTCGCCGCGGTGGTCCGACAGAGCGGGGCGCACGGCCTCGGTCCAGACGCGCTCGTCAAGGAACGCGCCTTCGTCGAGGATGGCACAGACCAGACCGTCACCGCGCAGGTTATCCCAACGTTCGCCGGAGCGAAAGACAATCTTGGAACCATTCGGGAAATAGATTTCGGACAGCGTGCGGTTGACCTCGCGGTACTGGCGAGGCACGAGGCTCGCAATCATGTCGAGCGCCATGCGCGCCTGGGAGTGCGAGGGTCCTACCCACAGCGAGACCGACTTGGGCTTGCTCGTCGCTGCGACCAGGATTTTTGCAGTGCCGAGCACGGTCTTGCCGAAACGTCTACCAGCAGCGACGACCTTAAAGCGCGCGTTGGAGTCCCAGACTTCCTTTTGCGCCTGGTGCAGGTCCAGCTCGAAGACCCACTCGTCGACGTGCGTGTCGTTGACGAGATCGAGACCGCCTTTGCGAGGACTCATGACGCCTCGGCTTCCAAGCCGACTGAGATGGCCGGCTGCTCGTTCGTTCCGCCGATCTGGACGACGACGCGGGCGTGACCCTTGGGTGCGGAGGTCCCGTGCGGACCGTCTAGCCCGCGCAGGCGCGCGTACTGCTCAGCCGACTCGAGGACGAGTTTGAGGTACGTGGCGCCCGCGACGGAGCCGGGGTTCTGGTCGACGGCCTCTTGGTGACGTTTCCAAGCGGTGACGGCCACGGCTTCGACCATGCCAGCGATGCGCTCGAGTTCATCCTCAATCTGACCACCGCGACTGCGCCGGCGCTTGATTTCCTGGTTGTAGTCGTAACTGACGGTGGCTTGGCTGACGCCCATGCGTCGGGCGATATCGGACTGCTTTACGCCGGTCGAGCAGAGCAGGAACACCTCGGCACGGCGCTCGGCGAGTGCCAGTTCAGCCAGTTCCTTCTCGGTGAGGGGTTCGAGTTTGGTTCGGACGGCCTTTTCGAGGGCGCTTCGCGCCATTAGCCCTTCTTGAGCGGGTGGTTTCGGTGCAGTTCCTTGCGGGCTTCGGCCTTGACTTCGGCCTTTTCGCCTCGCGTGAGGCCGGATTTGCCGACGTCGAGCAGCGCAGCTCGGGCGTGGTCAGGGTCGTTGACGGGAAAAGAGCGGTTCGGACCTGCGAAGTCCTTGGCAGGCAGCGCCGCGCGCTGGCCCTTCGACAGTTTTGCCATCATTTCCCCTTTGCGGCGCGCGCGCGAACGGCGGCGTCCAAGATTTTGTCCTGCGGCGAGCCCTCTTTGACATTGTGCTTGCGGTCCCAGACTTTATCAGCCGCCATCGCTTCGGCGATTCGCTTCTGTTTGGCAG